ATCAGCCCCACCGGCCGTTTTGTAAAAAAATGGATTTGCACGAGGAGGCCGAATGTCGATAAACGTGACATTTCGATTCAAGGACGACCTGTACAAGCGCGTTATGGACCGTTGTGAAAGCGACGGCATCAGCAGGTCGGAACTGGTAGTGAAGGCATTGGAGCAATACTTGAACCCGTCGAATGTCGAGGTTCCAGAGCTGACGGAGAGCGAGAAGAAGCAGGTAGCGAACGGCGCGAAGCGAATCAACGACCTTCTGAACGACGCGATAACCCGGCGAATGCAGCGCGACAATTCGTTCATCGAGAACATGGACTCGAAGGATTTCGCGCACCTGGTCGCGGGGCGGCTGCCGAAGGAGGCCGTTGACGATGCGGATGTCGAGCGTGACGTACTGTCGCTGAAGGAGCTTGTTGAAGGCCTGCCGGACGTTGCGGACGTTACGCGGGAACTGTCAATACTGCGGGGGAGGCTGAAGCAGGTGGAAACGGAACGCGACATCGCGCGGGAGGTGTGGCGGAAGCACAAGGGCGGCTCGGACGTCCGGGAGAGCGCGCGTCTGATCTACGGTCTGGCGGTGGAGTACTGCTGGGACTGCATCATCCGCAATTCGCTTCCTGGGATAGGTGACGGCGGCGGTTTGACGGCGGCGGGGCGCGAGGCGATTGCGAAGCGCGTGGAAGAGGACCTGAAGGAGGTCAAGATATGATGTCCCCGGACGAGGTGGTGTCACTGAAGCGTTCGATGTCGTTCTGGCTGTGCCGGTGGCGGCGGTATCCGCTGGCGTATGTCATCGAGTGCATCGGGGACGTTCCGACGCACCAGCAGGCGCAGGTCTTGAAGGCGTTCGAGCATCATCGTTTTGTCGCGGTGAAGAGCGGCCATGGAATCGGGAAGTCGAAGCTGATCGGATGGTTGTCGAACTGGTGGCTTGACACGCACGGGAAGCGGGCTCCGATAACCGGCGCTGGCGGCGACCAGCTGAAGGACATCGTGTGGCCGGAGGTGAAGGTTGTCTGCAACACGAAGCCGAAGTGGCTCGGTTCCCGCTATGTTTCCGTGGAGGGCGAGTTGAAGAGCACTGAGTATCCGGAGATATGCCGTGCCATTCTCCGCACGACGCGCCAGGACAACGACGACGCCTTGCAGGGTTTCCACGACTGCATGTTCTTCATCGACGAGGCTTCAGGCGTCCGGGACGGCGTGTTCGAGGTTGCGAGCGGCGCTTTGGGCGATCCGGGCTGCTACGGCTTCATGACGGGGAACCCGACGCGGACGAGCGGCTATTTCCACGACGTTTTCACGAATCCGACGTTCTGGTACACGATGTCGTTTTCAAGCGAAGATACGATGGCGGAGGAGACTTATTCGTGGTTCTACGTCGATCCGTCCGGACAGCTGCGGAAGATGACGTGCCACGGCCGCCAGACTCGCCGCTGGATTGAGGACATGCGAAATTCATACGGCATCAGCAGCAACGTGTACCGCTACCGCGTCCTTGGCGAGTTCGCGAACATGCGGCGCGACTCGGTCATCGAGCCGCAGTTCATCGACAGGGTTCGTGTGTCCACGCAGTTGCCGAAGGCTGGCACTCGCCGCATGGGGGTCGATCCGGCGTGGATGGGTCAAGACGACACGGGCGTCGTGATCCGCGAGGGGACTCGGATCATCCACGCGGAGAAATGGCACGGCTTCGATCTTGTCGAGAGCTTCAACCGCTGCCGCGTTCTGTTCGCGGACTGGGAGTGCGACTATGTCCATGTGGACCCCATCGGCGTCGGCGCTGGCCTGTACGACATGTTCCGCCATGCGGTCTACAGGAACGGCATCGGCTACCCAGTTATCAGCGTGATGGCGAGCGCCGCGCCGCCGAACGACGGGACGGCCTTGTGCCGCACGCTTCGCGACTGGCTTTGGTGGCGCAGCCGCGAGTTCTTCCGATCGAAAAACGTCGAGCAGTGCGTGAAGGCCGAGGTATGGGGAGACCTTGTCTCGGAGCTGACCACTCCAGGCTACAAGATTGTCTCAGGCAAGATAGTCGCGGAGTCCAAGGATGACCTGAAGAAGCGCGGCATCCGTTCGCCGAACATGGCCGACGCCTTGAACCTGACGTTCTACGGCGACCATGAGACGTTCCACGTGAAGTATATGACCACCAGCGAATACCGTTCGACAATGCACAAGAAGAAGCGGCCCGTGCGCAGCTGGAAGACTCGGTAGTCGTTTTTACGACACCGTTTTGGTGTCTGTTCCTTCAAGATATAGAAGGAGCGCGCACACGAATGGCCGAAAGAATCCCCAACAACACATTCCACCGATGGCTGATTTCCGCCGAGCGATACGAGTCCACATGGCGTCGAGACAACCAGGACTGCTACGCCTACTATGACGGCGAGCAGTGGACGGAGAATGAGATCGCGGAAATCGAGAGCCGTGGCCAGCAGCCGACGGTCATCAACACGATCCAGCCGACCGTGGACATGGTCCGTTCGGTGGAGCTTAACCGCAAGGCTGATTTCCAGGTCGTCGGGCGCGAGAAATCTGACGGAGGCAAGGCGCAGCTTCTGACGGCGCTGCTCAAGCACGCGTTCGACTCCTGCAACTTCGAGTATTACCACAGCGAGTGCTTCAAGGAGGCGCTCATCGGCGGCCGTTCGTGGATGGAATGTTCCATCCGAAAGGACGATACGGGCAAGGACGTCATCAAGATAGACATGGTCCCGTGGGAGGAAGTCTACCTCGACCCGTACAGCCGAAAGCCTGACGCCAGCGACGCACGCTTCATCATCCGCGTCAAGTGGATCGACCGTGACATCGTGAAGCGGCTCTATCCTGGAAGCGAGGACATCATCGAGACGGTTTTCACGGACGACTACCACGGACAGGAGTATTCCGCGCAGATGGACGCGGGCCCCGACCGCGCCCCCGGCAACTACTACGACCCGTGCAGCCACCGCGTCAAGGTCTGCGAGTGCTGGTACACCATGCCCGAATACAAGACGCTGAAAGTCCTGAACGAGGAGACGGGCAAGCGGGAGGAGAAGAGGATTCTCCGTCAGGCGGTCCACTACGTCGTGTTCAGCGACGAGGTCATTCTCCAGGGCTCCGCCGAGAACCACTCCGCGAACGTTGACGAGCTTGGAATAGACATGTATCCGCTAGTCCCGATCCACTGCGGGCGGAACCACAAGGGCCGCCCGAAGGGAATCGTCAAGGGGCTTCTTAGCATCCAGGACCAGATCAACAAGCTGAATTCCAAGTTTCTGTGGACGATTGCGTCGAATCGGCTCATCGCCGAGGAGGGTGCGTTGCGCGACCCGGACGAGGCGCGCGAGGAGATGCAGCGCCCCGACGGACTCATCGTGCTGAACGACGGCGGCATTGGCCGCATGAAGACGGACGACAAGTACCGCGACCTCTCGTACATGTCTGCGCACCTGAACTTCCTGCTCCAGACGGAGCAGCGCATTTCGGGTATCAACGACTCGATGCTCGGCCTCGGGTCCGTCGGCGAGCGTTCGGGGACGATGCAGGAGACGCGCATCTCGCAGGGCGCGGCGATGCAGTCCAGCGTCCTTGAGAATCTGTATTTCTCCAAGCAGCGCGTCGCGCAGATATGCCTTCGCCTGATGGGGAAATATTACACGGACTGGCGGGTCATCCGCATCACGCAGCCGAACGGCATGGCGGACGAATACCAGTTCAACATTCCTCAGTACGACGAGGCCACCGGCAAGAAGGTCGGCGTCCTCAACGAGATAGGCGACACCCTCTACTACGACGTCATTCTGAAGAAGGTTCCGCCCTTCACGACGATGATGGAACGCACATTGCAGATGTTCAGCGAGGTCTTCAAGACGGGAGTCATGCCACCGCAGGTAGCGGCGAAGATCATGCTCATGCTTGCGGACATCCCCAACAGGGAGGACCTCATCATGGAAGTCGAGAACTTCTACAAGGGGCAGCAGCAGCTTGCGCAGGAAGCGCAGGCGCAGGCGGCTGCCGAAACGCAGGAACAGCCCCCCGCCATGTAACGGCGATTCGGGGAAAGGAGCGACCAGATGAACGGAGAAGAGACGCAGAAGGATTTCAGTTTCGTTGATTCGGCGATTGGCGGCGAAGACCATTCCCAACCGACCGACAGCAAGGACGACGGCAAGACGGTGGAGGCGCAGCAGCAGCCTGCGGCGAACGCTCCCGAACCGCAGAACGGCAATCCACCGTTCGGCGAGGAGGATTCAGGGTTCGAGCAGACGAAGCCCGCAGCGACCGAGCCGGAGCCGGAGCAGAAGAAGGATGATGCGGCCAAGGCGCAGGAGGAGGAGCTCACCCGTCTCCGCCAGGAGAACGAGACTCTGAGCAAGCGCCTCCATGACACGCAGAAGGCCTATCACCAGAAGTCCGAGGAAATCAAGAAGCTGGACGAGCTCCGGGAGAAGAAGGACAAGCTGGACAAGAAGAAGTCCGACGACGACGACTGGTTCAGCGACGCCGACGAAAAGGAGCTGAAGACCGTGACCGACGACCTGGAGGCGCAGAAGCGGCGCGTCCAGGACCTGGACGTGCAGGTGGAGCACACCGACCGCGACCAGAATCTCAAGGAATGGGAGCGACTTTGCGCCCCGCTGCGTGCGGAGCACAAGGACTTCGACGATGTCATCGACTACATTGGCAATCTGGTTGTCGAGGGAAGCGGAAAGACGAATGCCGCAGTCAAGGCGAGGTATGACGCCATGCAGGACAAGAGCCCGAAGGCGGTGTACGAACTTGGGCTGCGCATCCGTCGCGAGGAGGAGTTCTCAAGGGATCCCGATGCCTACGAGAAGAGGATTCGGGAGAGTGTCTTAAAGGAGCATGAGTCCAAGGAACCGCCCGTCCCGCGCGGCAAGCAGGGCCTGGACATGGTCAACTCAGCCATCCAGGATCCTTCTTCCAGGCAGGAGCCCAAGGGGTTCGTGGACTCACTATTTTAGCGAGGTAAACCATCATGGCAGAATTTATTCGTGGAACTGACAACGGCCTGACTCCGTTGCAGCATTCGTTTGAAATCTTCAAGCAGTACATCCTCACGTACTACTTCAACACCCTGACGGGCAAGCGCGGAAGCGGCAAGCCCATCATCATCGACGACGCCCTGTTCAAGGGCAAGGGCGCGGGTGACACTGGCCGCTACCACTTCATCCCGCAGTACGCGGGCGACGACGCCATCGAGGGGCAGAACCCCAGCATCACCGGCAACGAAAAGGTCCTGACAGAATACAGCATGGACCTCAAGGTTGACCAGATTGCGCAGGCGTTCGCCAAGAAAGGCAAGATGACCGACATCCGCACGATCTGGGACTACCGCGCCGAGGCGAAGAGCCAGCTGGCCGAGTGGTTCCGCAACCGCACGGAGCGCGACATGATCGATGCCCTGTCCGGCTTCATCACCGACGGCGTCACCCGTGTCACCGACGACTCGACCGATGTGGTCAACGGCTCCGGCCGCTGCCTCCGCGTCGATTATTCGGGTTCCGCCTTCACGGAAGTGGATGTCGCTGCATCCAGCACCAGCACCACCGACCTGCTCGGCGCTCTTGCCACGACCGACGTGATGAACACCCACATCCTCGACGTCCTCCAGGACTATGCGAAGACCGCAGGCAAGTATCCGATGAAGCCGATTCGCGCCAAGAACGGCGAGGAATACTACCTGCTGGTCCTGCATCCGAAGGCCGCGATTTCCCTGCGCCAGGATGAACGCTGGGAGAAGCGCGCCATCGCCGCGATGACCGGCAAAGGCTCCCTGGAAGGCGATCCCATCGCCACGGGCGCCATCGGCGTCTGGGAGCACATCATCATCAAGGAGGCGAACTTCATCAAGACGCACAAGAACTCCGATGGCACTCTGCGCATCGCCCGCAACCTGCTTCTTGGCGCGGACGCCGCTGTTCTGGCCTACGCGCAGACGCTGGACTATACCGAGGAACTCCGCGACTACAAGCGCATCATGGGCGTCGCCGCCGATGAGATCCGCGGCATGAAGAAGCTCCAGTTCGACAACGTTGACCTGAACGTCGCGCAGATTCCCTGCGCCATCGCACTCTAATAGGAGGAAAACACTATGGCAGATTCTGATGTTACTTCTCTGGTGCCCCGCCTGAACGGGTTCTACCAGCCGAACACCCTGGTCAAGAGCACCGTGCATATCCTCGACCTTGCTGTCGCGACCAGCGCGAAGAGCGCCGACACGCACGACCTGGTGAAGATTCCCGCAGGCCATGCCGTCGTCGGCGTCACGGTCATTGCTCTTGTCGC